ATTCAGCAGCACTAATACCACCTTTAGTCATAGTCGCAAAGCCAGCAGCGACTTCTTCAAAAGTAACTCCAGCGGCAGAGGCAGTTGCAATTACAGTACCTACATTGCCTGATAATGCTTCAAAAGTAAGAACACCTTTTTCAACAGTTTTAAACATTATGTCCATTATTCTTTCAGCATCAGGGCCTGTCTTTTGATTATAGGCATTCATTACTGCCATAAGACCTTTCCCGGCAACTTTAGTATCAGTAAGACCAGCAGAAGCACCTTTAGCAGCTATTTCTAATACATTCATAGCAGTTTCACCTTCAAATCCAGAAGAATATACATCATAAAGAGAAGAAGCCATATCTTCCGCTGATTGAGGAAATGATTTTGACATCTCTAATACCTGATCGTTCATTGCCACAAATTCTTCTGTAGTAAACTTAGCGATAGTATCAACATTTCTCATTTGAGTATCAAAGTCCATCGCCTCCTTTGCAGCAACAGCTAATCCAGCGGCCAATCCTACCGCTGCGATTCTTCCAACTTTATCAAGTTGATTACCAAATGCTTGCAAATTCTTTTTACTATCTTTGCTTAATGCTTTTGTATTTTTTCTAATACCAGAAAGAGTGCCAGAGACTTGGTCTTTAGCTGTGAAAAGTATTTGTACTGTCTCACTTACGCCCATGATTTTTTAATTTATTGCTCTGCTGTTCTTCTTTACTATTAACTTTATTTACTTCAGTACTCCAAGCTAGTAGATATAATTCGTACATTCGGCGAGGCATAGACTGCAATTCAATTGGTGATATATTAAACTTCTCGCAAAATTTTAATTCTGTATGTATTCTATTACCATTACCAGAAATTATGTCTTTAACTAGTTTTTTTTTACTTCATCAAAGTCTTCAACTTTAAGGCCTTTAATAATATCAGTAGTTGTTTTTAAAATCCATCTTTGAAGTTTTAATGGAAGAACTTTAAATATTTCTAAATTTACTTCTACAACATTGCCTTTTTCGTCTGCAAAATTCCAAGAAGAAACAAGATTAAGTGTTAGCTGTCGGCCAGTATCACTTTGTTTTGATAAAGATTCTTTTTCTCTTACATCAAAATCATCATAGCTTTCATCTAGCCTCTTTTTTAACTTACTAAAATCAGAATCTTGTAATAACTTTTGATCTGCAACAGTTAAATCATCATAAAATTCAACCCATGCTCCTTCTAAAAATGGAACATTCTCTTTAATCTTACTTCTAAGATCAACATTAATTACCGGGATTAATTTTGGTAATTCTTTTTGCACTTCTTCTTTCACTTCTTCTTTTGGAGAGTCTTTTGGCTCTTCAGACATAGTTTTTATAATTAATTTATTTTTGTAGGAAGCAGAGGAGACAATCCCCTACTTCCTTATTTGAACTTTATAGGTAACTTGCAGTTTCGTTTGTGATTATAACTTGCGCTGTATAAGAATCAGTTGATCCATATTCAGCTCTAAATGTTGGGTTTTCTGCATAAAATCCATCAATACCAGTCTCTACTGGGTTATCTTCAAGAGTAATTACTGGAAGATTAATTTTAATTTCTTCAAATTCAGCAACTCCGATAGCATCACCTGTAAAAGTAATAATCGCAGCTCTTTTAGTTAGATCATAATATTGATCTTTATAAACTTCGTCTTCAAAGAATACAGCAAAATTACCATTTACCTCAAATGAAGCATGAGAAATTGAAGCTGGACTTGCATCTCCACTCATAAATTGCATTTCAGAATTATTATTAATACTTAATGCAAGACTTGAAATAGGAGTTGCAGTAGCCAATGCAGCAGTAGTTAAGTTTGTTCCGAATTGAATAGAATAATCTTTAAAGCTAAATATTCTTTCTTCTGTTTGAGTATTTACGATAGTACTACTGTCTGGAAATTGACTCATCCAATGAGAACTAATAGTTGCTAATCCGTCAGACACACTTAAGTCTAATGTTGAACAAGTACCATAAGCAAATCGTTCAGTATCAGCTACTCTGTTATTAATTAAAGTTGCAGTTTGAGGATTATTACCGGTTTTTCTTGTAATTGTATGCTCATAAACAGCAGCTTCACCAGCAGCAGTTGTTGAACTTAATGTTCCTAAAGCTGGAATCCAGATATAAGGTGAATTTTCAACGTCTAAAATACATTCTAGATCGCCTTCGCCCCATTGTTTTCCACCTACTGATCCCCAAGTTTTATCTCTTTGACCTTTTGCTTGTTCGTCAAACAAAGGTTCGTGATGTCCTCTAATTGAATTTGATAGAAAAGGAATATATTTATCCGGCGTTGTTGCTGTGCCAGGAGTAGCAGTTGCTTCTAAGCCGACTCCTATATACCCTTGTCTTCCTACATTTACACTCATAGTTTTATTTTTTAGTTATTTTAATTGGTTTCGCTTGAACCTTATATATATGTTTGTTAGTTAATATCTTATCAACAATATCATCTGGAACTTCTTTTATTTCTCTAGGCTCAATATTGAAAGTTTTATCGCCTAAAAGAAAGTTTAATCTTTTATGGTGTTTATTTAAAATCAACATCTTTTTTATTAATTAATTTATAATCATCTTTATCTAACTTTATAATTAAATTATCTAATTGATTACAGCTATAACATTTTATTTGAATCCAGACAACTTGATGTTTAACACTAATGCCATATTTATATTGCAAGTGGCTACATTTTTTACATCTATAATTAATCATTTTTATCTATTAGCTATTCTAAATATTGGAATTGTCATCACTATTGATTTAATTGCATCTTGTCCTTCTGTTCTTGAATCACGAGAATAATCAATTGCTATTTCATTTTCAATATACCTATTACTATATCCTTCTAAGTTTAGATTATGCCTAATTTGATAAAGAACAGTATTAGTTTTCAAGTTTTCACTATCATTTTCACCGCCCATAATGTCAGAGGCTTCTCTAATACCTACCATTTCACCTGAATTACCATCTAAATTCTGTTTAACGCTTACATGCAAGCCTATTTCTATCGTTGAAGTTCTATTATCTCGTTGATTATCAGCAATAGTTATAGATTCTACGCCAGGGCTAACTGTAATTATAGGTAAACTAGACTCTGCAAAACTTTTAGGCTCACCAATCCAATAGCTTTTAACCTTATTACCTAAAGCAGCTTTTAACATGTCTCTAATTATTTCGCAATTGTATATCATATTACATTCTCTTTTTTAATACTTTTTCTAAATGCTTTTGTATAATCTTAGTTATTTTAATCACTTGTGGCGCTTGTATATCTAATATCTTTCTTTGTGGTATGCTTTTTGTACCTCCTTGGTGAAAAACCGCATATGGTGTTGGATTTTTTACTGTTACGCTTGAGTGCTTAGGTATAGATTTAAAACTACTCTTCATTTTACCAGTTCCCCATAATGGATAGGATGGTTTTGACATACCTCTTGCTCGTTTTTGAGCGATTGTACTAGCTTTTAAAGCTGCCCAAGTGCTACCATATTCAGCACCCTTTTTAGCAAAATTCTTTTCAGCAGTTTCCTTTGTTGATTCACCAATTTCTCTAAGCATTGTTGCCGGACTTTCCACAAAATCTTCAATACTAGCAAGCTTTTTATTTAACTTATCTATTCCTTTTACTTGAATTGAAAATGATCTAGACATATCAACTTTGCGGTTCGTCTGGGTCTTTCATCGTAAAATTCTCATCACCAAGATTAAACATTTCACCTTTATCTTTAGATCCACTAGCACTATAAACATTACTATAACTCATCTGATTAGTAGTAACTTTAGGTAAAGGATTGCCATCACTATCAACAAGAACAAGCTCGTTATTCATTATCTGCTCCAATATCTTATTGGCTCTATCAATTTTTCTCTGTCCGCTTTTACCTAATTCAACATCTGCTTCCATTCCATATTCTTTTGCAAGCAATGTGCCAGACGCTAGTAAAGTTTCAGCATGTCTAATAATGGCCGGGACTGGAACTAATGGAATAATATAGTAATTTTTCAATACTCCGTCAACCTCATTATGTGCTTCTTCGCGGTAGCTTTCCACCATTTCTCTTGGTATAAATTGGTTTTCAGTAAAGCCAGACTCTCGTCTCACGCGCCAACAAGATGTATAAAACTCTGTTTCATTTCCTTTAATAGGTAAATCTGTATAAGCACTATATAAAGTTCTAGCTGAATTATAAAACCTATACCTATACCACCTTGTATGAGCGTTAGGATTGTCGTCTTCAACTATTGTGCCGATTGGATTATCTACCTCAACATTATACGGGCTAGAAGTCAAGGCAGCAAATGTTCCAGTTTTAGTAGCTGACCATTCTACTGATACTTGATCGTAAGCAAATTCAGTAATTGGATCATCTTCTTTATGTTCAAATAAAGTGCTTGTTGCAACTGTAATTTGCGCAGTAGCCGGAGTAACAATTTTTAATAATTCAGTTGTCTCTTTACCTTCTTTTCCAGTAACAACAAAATTATTAACCGTAAAACCTAGGCCATTATCCGCTGGTAATACAGCAACGCCAGTACTTATGTCACTAGAAAATTTAGTTTTTTCCTCCCTCGCTAGGAGTTCGTGATCGTTTGGAATTATTAATGTAATCATAGAAATGTTGTTTACCTATCTTTGGTGGTTCTCCAATATGGCTTATTTCCACGTTTGGATCGCACCATATTTTTAAACCTGCTTTTTTAACTTTCTCACAAAAGACAATATCTTCACCTTTTTCACCTATAAATTCAAATTGTGGTTTATTAATCTTTTCAAATACTCTTCGATGAATTAAAGTCGCGCCCATACCGATACTATCAACTTCCATTAATTCATTAGCCATTATACTTATTAAATCTCCTTTTTTATCTACCTTCCCTATGCATGGCGCATAAGGTGGAACTCTTTTAAATATCTGTGTTCCCACAAAATCTTTTCCAGTAGCTAGCAATTTATTTAATAAGCCTGGCTCAAATACTTGATCGCTATCAAGGAATAATAGCCATTCATAATTTGATTCTAACAGGGCTTTTACTATGATATTCCTTGCTTGGTGTACAATTGTTCTTTTTTGGCCAAATATCGCCATATTTGAACCCTCAGGGGCTTGTAAATTGCGTAAACTGAAGGCGAAATCAAAATCTACTGTACCAAGATGAGGAATCCCTATAAGGACGCTGGTCGCTTTTTGCATAGTCTTTTATGAATTTTTAAACCTCTTGTGCTTTTAAATGAACGACCACACCATTCACATTCAAATTCAAATTCTTTTACCTCATTATCTTCAGTCTTCTTCTTACTTTTTTTCTTTGGATCTTGTTTTTTTCTAATTGGTGATGGAATAACTACTGCTTCTGTTTCAATAATTTCTGCGTTATCTTTAATATGTTGGATGTGCTTTAAATTAGAAACGTCTTGCTTATGTTCTTCTTTTTGTTCTATTTCAACCTTTAATTCTTCTATATAAAATGCCGGATTATTCAAAGCCCATTTCGGAATTTCTTGGTACATTCTAAAGCTTCCGTGTGGTACTTCTGATTCAGGCGGTGGTGGTGGAAAATTAGAAGGTGAACTAACTTTAAATGCTTTATCTGCTCCATTAAAATCTGCTTCAGTATGAATATTAGCTTTTAATTTATTATATTTATCATTATAATAAAGACGATTACTCTCTATGTGTTGATCTTTGCTTACAAGATGTTGTAATGTTTTACTTCCAAAATGATGAATATAACTTCCACTAATTAAATGTGGATCTAAGTTTAAATGTCTGGCTCTAGCATCATAATCTTTATCTTCGTACCAACACATTTTAAATTTTTCATCAAATTCACCAATCGCGCTAACTGCGTCTTTATGAACGCAAAAGCAAAATCCATATAATCTGTCTAGTTTTTTTACATTATCAACCGGTGTATAATTTTTAGGGAAAGCTGGTGATAATTCTCCTTCTGTATAATGAGGACAAGCAATTTTTATATTCTTACTTTCCATTGTGTAAATCATATTACTTAACCAACCAGGAGAAACAACTACATCATTATTCATTATTACTTTATAAGTCGCCTTACTAAGAGATAGTCCTTGATTCCAGGCCGGAGCTACACCAATATTTTCTGAATTTTTAACGATCGTTGTATTCTTTAGCGTCTTCAAATATTCTAATGTCCCGTCTTGAGAGCCATTATCTATAAAAATAAATTTATAGTCTTTAAAGGTAGTGTTTTGAAAAATAGAATCTACTAACTTTTTTGTGTATTCCAGTTGATTCCATACTGGGATTATAATGTCGCATTTCATAAATGTCTTTTTTATTTATAAGTTATGTTTACTATGTATTCTATTTACTATCTCCTCCCTATTAAAATGAACTATCTTATATGATTTACTGTTATTATGCCTACGATAATTGAATAATACTAGCGGTAAATGCTTTCCAATATGTCCATTCTCTGCAAATGTAAGCCATAAATCCCAATCATCATAACCATTTTGCTCTTCATCAAACATATATTTATCAAATGTTTCTCTTTTAATAAGAGTACACATATCAATATAATTTCTACCTTTCAGCTCGTCATAGCTAAATGGTACTGAAGCCGCGGGCTGCCCTACTCTCTCTGAATCAATATCTACCCAGTACCAATTTGTATAAACAAATGAAATACCTTCTTCATCTAATGCTTTACTAGTAAGTTCTAAATAGCGAGGTTCTAAGTAATTATCAGCGTCTAGAAACAGAACATGGTCGCCGATTGACTCTTTATAACCGAAGTTCCTTGTCTTATTAGAGTGTTTAAATGCCACCTCATAATATTTAATTGGAACTTTACTATTCTCTTGAAGATTAGTGATTATGTCTTGTGTGTTATCTAATGAGCTATCATTTACAACTATTATTTCATCTGGTTTTTTAGTTTGATTTAAAACTGACCTTATACATTCTTCTAAAAAATGTCCGTAATCATGTGCTGGAATTATAACGGATATTTTATTCATAAATAACTACTGTTCTTGCAGCTCCTGCAGGCAATTCAATGTATAAACTCTTAACTAAAATACCTTTAAGATCAATATGCCCACTTCTTTGGTTGTCAATTCCTTTCCTAGCAAGGACTATCCCATTATTATCTGTACCGATATAAGCAGAATATTGTTGTTGATGTCCAATTCCGGCATTTATAAAAATAATTGATGAAATTCTAGCATTTTTTTGATTTAATGTGCCACTTTTCGTAAAGTTTTGATATAATTTTCCTGTCATAGTTTTATTTATTAATTTATTTAGCTGTTAGACCTTGAGTGCGCTGGTCTAGCATACACACTCAAAGCTAAATATAATTTAGATCCTATGCTACGAAAGCACCATAAGCATTTCTCCATTCACCGAAGCCCATATTGTAACGAGCATCTACTCCGTACCACCATTTCTTTCTCATGAAAGCGTCAGCGCCAGTTGTCATAGAGACAAACTCTGGTTTACGACGTAACTGATAAAGTAACGGTTTTACAGTTGTCTTAGTGTCAAGTAAGAACCAATCATTGGTATCACTTAACCAATTAGATACTTGTAAATCAACAACACCCTTTAATACGTTAGTTGCTAATTTAGCAGTAGTTGTTCCTTCTGATGGGAAATAAGCTGAATTTAATAACTCACGAGCTTCCCATTCTAAGTCTGCTGGAACTACCAATAAATCTGGTTTACTTGGTAGTGGTTTGTTCTTATCATCTTGGAAACGTCTCATTGCTGTAATACCAGCTCTCAATGAAGTCACTCCTAATGCGGTTGAGCCGACATTAGATTGAGTAGTGCTTCCTACTGTATGATTAGCTGCGAAAAAAGCTAAAGAATCATAACAAGCAATATTTTTACCAACAAAGTTAGCAGAAGTACCAGTTATTAAGTTACCTTGTGAAAGTAATTCAAAAAGTAATTCATCAGGAAACTGCTTAGCGCGAGTTCCTAAGTCTCTAACACGAACATTAATTTGACCATATTGGTCATCTTCAACAGCGTCTCTGTCAACAGCAATTGAACCTTCCCAAGAACGATTTTTAATTGAGAAATCATGTTCTAATACGTCGCTATCTTGTCTTTCGTCTGTCCACTCTTTCATTCCAGTAACAGCTCCTAGCCAAGCATAACTTTCGGTGTCCTTCTTACTATTAACAGTCGTTGCAATTTTACTATGCATTATTTCACCGGCATCATATGCCTTTTGAAAAATAGGTTGCAACCCAGCTAATAGCAGTTGAGGAGTATCGGATTTTACTATCATAAACTTAAATTATTTAATTAATTAACTACTATACTATTGTACAGCTCTATCAACTCGTACGTAAACAGTACTAGAATCGATAATTGCCTGGATATAACCAACTTCAATACTATTAGTTGAAGTCGTTGCTACTGTTTGGTCATCAAGACCATAAGCAAGATCACCAACATCTGCTTGAACAGCAGAAGCTTTAACATATTGGAAATTACCCTTTTTCTCTACTCTTACTTCTAATTCTCCGCTTACGCCAGCACTATTGTCAACATTTTCTAATGCTGTTCCAACAAATGCTAGGCCAGCAGAATCGCTCAATGGTACTAAGTAACCATCAGATTCACGAACACATACCATAGCACCCTTATAAATAGTGACTGCTTGATATAATTCATAAAGCTGGTATTCACCATCTTTTCGCTTTACTTCTCTATCTGCGCTTAATGCACTCATAACTTTACTTTATTAATTATTTAGATTGAACTGACTTCATATTCTTTGCGGCCTCTTTAGCGTCATCGTCAGATAAATCGAGGTGCTCAATAATATGTTTTCCATCTTCAGATAAATCCTTTTTAGGATCATCATCTTTTTCTTTAATGGTCTTTTCTTCAAAGTCAATTGCTTTCGGCATGTCTTTTAAAAATGACATAAATTGATCTTTAAAGTTAATGTCCTCATCAGATAAATTTACAGCAGTTCCTTTTGCCGTATATAAAGTGATAAAAGTTTCCTTCTGGGCTGGTACAATTTTACCTTGCTCTAAAAGTTCACCATAAGTCTTCTCAGCTTCAGAAAGCTCAACTTTGCGCTCTCGTTCACTAAGGTCAGCTTTAGATTCTTCTTCCTCATCAGACTTATCCTTGGACTCATCGGAGTTCTCCGACTTCTCTTTAGATTCCTCTTTAGATTTTTCTTCGTCTTTAGCTTCTTGCTTATCAATTTTATCTTCTTTCTTATCTTCTACTTTTTCTTTTTTAATATCCTCTTTTTCCTCTTTCTTTTCTTCTTTCTTCTCTTCTTTTTTATCCTCTTTTTCTTCTTTTTTATCTTCGTCTTCCTTTTTCTCGTCTTTATTGTATGCAGACTTTTTTAAATTTTCTAAAACATCAGTAATAATTTTAATAGCCTTTTTAGGAGTTAGTGGTTCATCATCTAATTCAATAACATCATAATTCTCTGAAAGACTAACAGGCATAAACTTAGCAAGGCCTTTAATATAAGGTTCTGCAACTAAAGCAACATGACCTAAGACTGGTCCAACCTTATCACCTTTATCTTTTGTGACATAGTTCTCAATAACAGAACTAGAAACATTAGTGATTAATCCGTCTTTAATTTTCTTTAAAACTTTCTTATCTATTACTTCAATGACAGCATCTAAGCCTTTTTCAGTAGGAATAAGCTCAGTTACTTTACCGGCATTCTTTGTTGGATCACTAGAATGTCCTAATGGAACAAATACATTTTCTAGTATACCTTTTTTGAAATTCTCTACTAACTTATCAATAGATTTTTTAGTGATTTCTAGTACGCCACCATTAGCGTCTTTATGAAACCATTTACCTACCTTTAATATTTGTTTACGAAATTTATTGTCTTCTAAATTTCCTTCAGCACCATCATCTACTAAGAAGATAGACTTTGATTCTTCTGATAACCCTAAAACTTTTACACTTTCCTCAAATTTAGAATTAGTCATTTTAAGTAATAATGACTCAACTAAGTTTCTGACTTCACTTTCATCATCAGAGCTTTTGATAATGCTCTCTAATGTCTTAATAAGTTCAGACTTAGAAACATTGCTAGTTTCATTTTCTTTAGTGATGTCGTTCTCTAAATCCTTAATAAAGGTTTTTAAAGTAACAAGCATCTCTTTCTTATTGTCCATTTTGTTGATTTCTTCTAACTTTTTTTTAACATTCATAGTTTTGTTATTA